TGCTCGACGAGGCACACGCTGAGGGCAACACGTTCGCCAAGGTTCGTGCCACTATGGCGGGAGATCCGCTGAACAAGTGGGACCACACTAGACTGTTAGACAAAAGGAGATCGTAATGAAACAAGGTAGCGCACCTGACAAGACCGAGGGCGGCAAGGTAGAGCCGAAGCCTCACAAGATCCTTCCAGCGTGGACCAACACCATGGGTAACATGCATGGTAACCACGTCATGGAGAAGGGGGACTTGCCCTTCGCGACCCTTCAAATGGATCAAGGCGAAGGGCTTCGGGCTCCACTGGCGAGCCATACCATCCACCACTGTGGTTCACAAGGAAAGCACAAATGAGCGTAGACCTAGACAAAGCGTTCAAGCTGGCAGCTTTGGAGGAGAAGCTCCGTGGCTCGACAGCGTACAAGAGCATCGTTGGGCTGACCGTCAGGCAGCTGATGGATCTTGAGAAAGAGGCCAAAGAGGAACTCGACGAGATCCTCAAGCAGGAAGCCGAGGAGAAAGCCAAGGCAGAAGCTGAGGCTCGCGAGAAAGCGGCGAAGGCAATTGAGGACGCGAAGCCCAAGGTAGTACGGGCTACCGCACCTGACGACGAGGAAGACGATAGGCAAAGGAGATACTAATGGCGAAGGACATCCTCTCACACTATGGCCCTGACCGGTCGACCGGCTTCAAGGAGCAGGCCCGCGAGTACTGCGGGGGCGTGCTGCCGGGAGACGAGAAGGACCTAGACTATAACCCGCCGCTTGGGCCTAAAGGGCAGAGTCACAACAGTCCGGGTCTTGGCGGTACCAACCACGGTAACGCTGGAACGCAAGGTAAGCGATGACCGCTGAGATAGACGTTGCCAACCGTGCTCTGCAAGGCATTGGCACACGGACGCAGATTGCCTCGCTGACGGAGAACTCTCCTGAGGCGAGGCAATGCTCGCTCGCGATAGAACCACTGCGCGATGAGATCTTGAGGATGGCTCCATGGAACTGTTGCAAGAACTTCAACACGCTGTCGCTGATAGCAGCTGCTCCGGGGACGCCGGAGAACCCAACGATGCAGGTGCTCAACTGGCAGAAGGGGCTCCCAGCGCCACCGTGGGCCTACGAGTATGCGTACCCGTCGGACTGCCTGAGGCCTTTGTATATAATTCCACAGTTCACCACTGGCTTTGCCTCTGGTGTGCCTATCACTACTGCTATTACCGGTGGTGCTCCGCAGTTCTGGAATGGGCCGCCGGTCCGCTTCCAGATAGCGATAGACCAGTTGGTCAACGGGATCCCGGCGGTGGGCGGGGACGACGCGAAGGTGATCCTGACCAACCAAGAGCGAGCGATCCTAGCGTACAACAAGCGAGTGACCAATCCAGACGTGATGGACGTGATGTTCATTCAGGCGTGGGTCGCCGCCCTGAGTGGGCGCTTGGTCTTTGCACTGACTGGGGACAAGTCCCTCGCAAATATGAAGATTACAGAAGCTAACCAGTACATCATGCTGGCTAGACAGGCCGATGGCAACGAGGGCCTGACGGTCAATGACATCACGCCTGATTGGCTGCGGATACGTGGGATCGACTACCCGTATGACTACGCGTGGACGCCTAACATGCAGTTCGATTGGGGTAATCTACTGACGTTGTACTGATGTCGACAAATGTCATCCAATCCAGCTTCAGCGCGGGCGAACTATCTCCGACTCTATTCGCGCGCGTGGACCTCGCGCAGTACCACCGCGGTGCTGCCACGATGCGTAACTTCTTCGTTGATTATCGTTCGGGTGCCTCAACGCGAATGGGTACTCAGTTTGTGGTTCAGGCTCTCATATCCAGCAAGCCCGTCAGAATTATTCCGTTTCAGACTTCAGTTCTCATCCCGTATATATTAGAGTTCGGCGACTTCTACATGCGGCCTATCTCTAAGGGCAACCCGGTCCTAGAGACAGTGTTCAACATCACCGGGGTCAGTAACAGCAATCCGACCATCGTCACCATACCTGGTAACAACTATGCCCCCGGACAAATCATCTTCATCTCGGCAGTCAACGGAGTCCCCCAAATCGGGAACCGCTATTTTCAAGTTCGCTCGGTGGTGGGAGCTTCCGTTGGGCTTAATGATCTCACTGGAAACCCTATTAACTCCTTGGCCTTCGGGACGTACATCAACGGCGGAACGGCGGGACGAGTCTTCCAAGTAGCGAGCCCATATGCCGCGAGCGACCTTGCGCTGCTCAAGTACGTCCAAGTGGCTAACCAGATGTACATCGTACATCCTAGCTACCCTCCAACGCTGCTTCTGTTCACAGGGCCAACCAACTGGACCTTCACGCAGATTATATTCGGGACCACTGTCAGCGCTCCGGGCGCGCCAACCATCACCGCGTCAGCAGGTGGATCCACGAACTACGCTTACCAAGTCACGGCGCTGGACGCTCAGAACCAAGAGAGTACACCGTCGCCAGCGGGGCTTGTCAACAATGCGGTGAACATCGGCGCTACCGCTGGGACTATGTCTGTGACGTGGCCTGCGGTAGCAGGTGCGAGTAGCTACAATGTCTACAAAGCCGAGATCGCGATCAACCCAGCCACCATCCCCAGCGGAGCAGCCTTCGGGTTCATTGGGTTCAGTACAAGCAACAAGCTCGTTGACAGCAACATTGTTCCGGACTTTACAACAACGCCACCTATTGTCAACAATCCGTTCACTGGTGGGAACAATCCGGGAGCCGTTTGCTTCTTCCAGCAGCGGCTCTACTACGCGGGAAGCAACCAGTTCCCTCAGACCTTCTGGGCCAGCCAGCCCGGGTTCTACAACAACTTCAACGTCAGCGATCCAACGCAGGAAGACGACTCTATTACAGGCACACTTGTATCGGTCCAAGTGAACTTCATTAAGGCTATGGTGCCCATGCCGGGCGGGCTGATTATGCTCACGGCCAACGGCGCATGGCAGTTGAATTCAGGGCAGGGCCTGAACGCCTCAGCGCCGGTCACGCCCATAAATGCAACCGCGTCGCCGCAGGCATACAACGGCATCAGCGATGTTCCACCGATCGTAGCAACACAGGACGTGCTGTACGTTCAGCAGAAGGGCGCGATCGTCAGAGACTTGCAGTATAACATCTACGCGAACATTTACACCGGCTCTGACATCTCGGTGATGTCGAACCACCTGTTCTACGGCCACACAATCCCCCAATGGACCTACGCTGAGGAGCCGTTCAAGTCGGTGTGGGCGATTAGGGACGATGGGATATGTCTCGCGCTGACATACGTCAAGGAGCAGGAGGTTCAGGGCTGGTCCCGGCACGACACACTAGGCCAGTTCGTGTCAACGGCGTCGGTCACGGAGGATCAGGTCGACGCCGTGTACTTCGTGGTCCAAAGGTTCATCGGCGGCCAATGGATCAAGATCATTGAGCGCATGGCCAATCGGATCTTTCCCTACGGCGCTGAGGACGCATGGTGCGTAGACTGCGGGGTACGCTCGTTCATGCCAACACCAGCAGCTAACCTAACCATCAGCGCGTCTAGTGGCAGCAACGTGGTAGTGCTGGCTGACGCTGCGGTGTTCAGCGCTGCTAGCATGGGCCAGATCCTCCGCGCTGGCGGTGGGATCATGAAGGTGACCCAATTCATCTCGCCAACGCAGGTCCAAGTGCAGATCACGCAGAACATCACGGCAGTGTTGCAGAACGATCCCAACAACACTCCGTTGCCAGTAGTCACCGGTACGTGGACGTTGACGCAGCAGTTCTCTCAGTTCTTCGGGCTGGACTATCTCAACGGCCAGACCGTGTCTATCCTTGCGGATGGCAACGTGCAGCCCCAGCAGGTGGTGGTCGGCGGCTCGGTAATGCTGCCGCAGCCTGCGAGCAAGGTGATCATTGGCCTGCCGTTTACCTGTCAGCTTAAGACCATGTATTTAGATCTGGGCCAAGAGCACGACACTATTCAGGGTAAGCGCAAGAAGATCTCAGCGCTGACGGTCAGGGTCAACGAGACTAGAGGGTTGTACTACGGTCAGCCACCCAACTCGCTGAGCCCGATCAAGGAGCTTAATCAAGGCATGGTCCTTGGCCAGACCATCCCGCTGCAAAGCGTGGATGAGCGCGTGATAATGGATCCGCTATGGGACGTATCAGGTCAGATCACCTTGCAGGTGACGGACCCGCTACCGGCGACGGTACTGGGGGTTATACCCGAGATAGCGATTGGCGACTCGAAGGACCTAAAGGCATGATCGCCATTCGGAAGACAAGGGATGTTGACTATGCGGATATGGTCCGGCGAAGTCCTGTTGGGCACCTGCCGAAAGCCTTGGAGATTGTTAGAGAGTTCGCAGAACGATCAACTGACACTTTTGTGGGATACTCCAATGGGCGGCCAGCATGTATGTACGGTGTTGTCCTCCCAAGTCTGTTATCCAATAGTGTATATTTATGGCTACTTACTACCGATCTCGTCGATGAGCACAAATTCCTTTTTGTCAGGCATTCGCAGCTAGTCTTGGAGGACCTGCTCAAAGAGCACGAGTCGATTATTGGCGACTGTCAGGTCGGTGACGTGCGGGCTCAGCGCTGGCTTAAGTGGCTAGGCGGTAAGTTCACCAGACCCAAGAACGACAAGACACTTCCGTTCTTCATCAGTCGAGAAAGCTTCGAGGCGCGGAGATGGACCCAGTCTCAGGAACTATAGCGTTAATAGGCATGGGTGCCAGCGCGCTGGGCTCTGGCGTCAGCGCGTTTGGCGCTATGCTGAAGGGCGGCGCTGATGCGGCCATGTACAACTACAGGGCTGGCGTCGCAGAGATGAACCAGCGGGTAGCGCAGCAGAACGCTGACTACGCTAGGCAAGCCGGTGAGGTTCAGGCCCAAGAAGAAGGCATGAAGACCCGGGCCCAAGTGGGGCACATTAGGGCCGTGGCTGGGGCGAGTGGGCTGGACGTTAGCTCAGGCTCGCCGCTGGCTGTCCGTACCTCGGCTGAGGAGGTCGGCCAAGAGAACATTGCCCTTATCCGCAGCGATGCGGCGAAGAAAGCCTACGGATACGAAGTTCAAGCCTTAAGCTACGGTGCTGAAAGCACGTTGGACCGGTTCGCGGCTGACCGCTCAAAGACCGCCGGTATGTTCGAAGCAGCAGGAACACTCCTTGGGGGCGCTGGGAACGTCGCGTCCAAGTGGCTCCAATACAAGTCGGACTTTAGCTAATGCCTGTTCAAGAGCTTCCACTTCCCTACGTTCCGTTCGCAACGGAGAAGCCCATCTCTGGCACCGGCGCTGGGCCCATAGCGGTCTCGACGCCTGAGGCAGCGTTCGGGGGGACCATAGCGGATGCGCTTAGGCACGTTGGTAGCAACGTCGAGCGCGCTGGTGACGAGCTATTCTCGCGGGCTGTGGCGTTGCAGGACTTAGACTCGCGCAACGACGCTGTCAACGCTGCTGCCGACTTCACCGACGCTGCGACCGACAAGCTCGGTAGGCATCGGATGATGGAGGGCAAGAACGCCTACGAGAATATGAACACGCTGCCGGGGGATGTGGAGGCAGACCGGCAGCGGATACGGGCGAACCTACCGAACCGCAAGGCCCAGCGCCTGTATGACTCTGAGACCCGAGGGACGTACAACCGGGTTATCATGTCT